GTTCAATATCTTCCGGCTCTTCACCACCAGAGAATAATGAGAACGCGCCGGCTACAGCGCCAATGAAAGGAAGGCCTCTAACACCACCGAACATACCGGCGTGCATAAGCATGTAACCCAAAGTCTTGTAACCTACTGCTTTTTCTTCTTTAGTAGAACCTGCCCAAGCGGCTTTCGCTGCGTTGGCGTAAACCCAACCCATCATAAACTGATACTTACGGTACTGCACCATCAACTTAGGAAGTCGTTTAAGTATTCTAGGGGCATCCGTGTTAGAGAAGTCACCTTGAGTATCTTGAACAATCTTCAGCGCAAACTGAACCGGGGTCATACCCATGTGTTTAATCTTACCTGGCTTCTTAGTAGCCATGTCGTGCGCTGCGATAGCAGTAGACACACGGTTGTACATTTCCACAACTCTCGCCGCTTGGTACAATCTGTGCGTTACATCACTTGCTGCTCCACTTGCCTTGTTAAGAACCGCAGAGCCAGTATTCAATCGGGTGAACTCAGCGAGGTCTTGCTCCATACCAACGTCTAATAGTTTCCTATCTTGTAAGGCCTTGAATAGCTCTAAGTACTTAGGGTCTAACTTAGAAAAGTCAACTTCTGCTTGTCTATGGAAGAACTTATCGTTTTGTTTTTTGAACGTAACTACGTCCCTAGCTACTTGGTACCCAGTACCGAACATAGGTAGCAACGCTTTCATTGTCCCCTTATAGTCTCCGAACACCGCAGCTAACACCGGTACAGTAACCATAAGCGGTTGAGTGGCGTTAGTAAAGTGGTAGCCAATACTAGATGTAAGCATCCACACAGTGTTAAACGCGGCTACAGCATTTTGTATAGGCGTCTCCTTACCGTCTAGCATCGAGGTGTAGTGCGACACAAGCATGTTGTATACAGGCACTAGCTTCTCTGGGTCTGTCTTAGCTTCTTGCTCGGCGTTTACTAACGCAGCGGCTATATCAGAGCCATGTTCCATTTGCGAAATTAAATTAGCCTCAGCACGCGAGTGGGATAAAAACGATCGAATCATATTAGACTCGAATCCAGCTACGCCTTCTCGTTTAGCTTGGGACTCTCGAGCGTTGTTCTCATCTAAAGAACTCATGTACATTTCCTGTACCAACGCCTCCATAGATTTGTATGCTGCGGGGTCTAAGTTAGCAGACTTCATAGTACCTAGGACTTTACCAAGAACCTTATGGTTTGATATGTTACCTTCGCTGACAGTTTTAATCTTTTCTGTCGTAGTGGCACTCTTGTATAAAGCTTTCTTTTCGTTCTTGAACCTATTAGCCTCACCTATAGTGTCGAAGAACTTAACCACGAAGTGAGACTCCTTATCTCTCAAGTTGTTCAAACGAAGCCTGTTTATTTTATTAGCTCTTAACGCGTACGCTTTCTCAGCTTTTATTAGCGACTCAGACTTAAGTGTCGTAACGAAGTTACCAAAGCGTTTCAGTGGAGCATACGGCCCGTCTAAAACACCTGTTTGGAAGAACTTGTCACTCACCCCTTTAGCTTTAGCAATATCACGCTTACGCTGAATCATAGTCTCGCCGTGGGCGAATATCTCTTTAACTAGTTTCTGCTCACTTGGTTGTAAAGCGTTGAAACGCTTACTCATAGCCTTGTCGACTTTTACTTTTCTACTTTTAAACTTAGGGTCGTAACCCCAGGCTCTATTCAATGTAGAGTCCGCTAAGAATTTGTTAACGACAGTAAGTCGTTCCTCTGACATCTCTCTAGCTTGGACTGCGACGCCCTCTACGTGTCTCTTAATTTTGTTTACGGTTTCCTCAGCCTTCAGTATTAGGTCAAACCAGACAGAGGCTCCAGGCATTTTAATTTTGTTTTCTTCAATGAAACTATGTAAGAACTTAGTTTCATTAGACGATCTTTTCATAGCATGTGAGAACGTTTCCCAATGCTGAATACCAGTATCTCCAAACAAACCGTGGATAACTTTTCTAGTATTGCTAAGGTCTTCTTTATTCTTTTTTGGGTTGATTGACGCTTGAGAACGAGCGGCTTCCTTCGCGTCTTTTCGTAGCATCCTAAGCTCGCGCTCAGAGGAACCAAACTCAAATAGTGCCTGCTGCGCTGCGCCTAGTGATAAATCCACCAAGTCAAGGGCAGTCAACTCGTCAACTCCAGCTTTAAGCATTCCTAGTTTTACTAGCGCTTTCTTGTAAGCCTTTAGAACTAGGGATGCTACATTTTCTATACTACCTTTCTCCGCAACGGCGGAAGGTTTTACTCCGGCTTCTACTGCGAACTGTATGAAGTAAGCGATAATTTCGGAGTCTACATCTCTGTTGGTTTTTAAAGAACCACGGGAGACAGCCACGCCCACTCTATCCATTGCTCTTCTAGCAATAGCTACTGGGTCTTTAGGGTTTAGTCTACCACCCTTCATCAACGGCATAGTAGGTTCGCTTCTGAACCAATCTTCAATCTTATCTACTACATATCTAGTGTCCAAGTTGGAGAACAAACTGTCTAGCCCCAAGTGAGAACCCACTTCGTGTAAGAATAAAGCCATCTCTGTGCCTTCTTTGATGTTATCCATAACGAATACTACATCTTCCGCAGTACCGTCAATACTAACATTTCTTCTGTAAAGCCCCCCAGTGTCAGCAGATGCTTTGTCTTTGTCCTCTGGGAACAAAGCGTTAAGTTCATCCGCGTTGTTTACGAAGTGGAAGTGGTCACGTATGTGTTTTGGTACCGCTCCCTTAAACAACATACCTAAGATACTATCAAACTTCTTACCCTTCTTAGAGTTCTCGGCAGTAGACTTTTTATTAGGCTCTTTGTTTTTGTTAAGCATAGCCAAAAGCCCGGGGTGCTTAGAAGCGAAGCTTTCTTTACGCTCAGTTTTTGACTCAGCGGCTAGTTTGGCTACCTCTTTTTCAAAGGCTCCGAACTTCTTCTGCTTAAGCATCTCCATCAATTTAGGATGTTCCATCATCCAGTCATCACCCAACGCTTTGTCCGCGTTATCCATTTGTTTCTGTGCGGCTTTATTTGTGTCGGCGTCGCTTCGTTTAGGAGTTTCTGATTGTTTTTTAGCGACTACCTTCTTTTTAGGCGTAGCTTTCTTAACTGTTACTTTTGTTTTCCGTACCTTTTTAGCACCTTCTTTTCTACTTCCATCAGAGGTTGTCCCATCTCGTTCAGTTCCTTTAGTATCTTGGCGCTGTCCTGTAACCACTTTTTCATTTTTAGCTTTTGACCCACTGTTGCTTTTAACATTTGATGTACCTTCTTTTTGTTTACTAAATTTCTTAGAAATCTCAGCCGCGTCCATTTGAAGGGACGTAGAGTCGCCACTTTCCATCGCGGCACCTACAGCGTTAATCCAAACGAACTTAGCTGTTATAGGTAGACCGTCGAAAGAACTCGCGTCCTCTGGTTTGCTTTCGTTCCAAGAGTCGCTCACCTTCTTAGCTATTGCTTTGTCGCCCATAACTCGGTTAACTAAAGACTCTTGTTCTTTTCGTGCTTTGTTTAATCTAGTCTTATCTTCCGCTCCTCTAGAAGCTTCTGCTCGCTCGTCAACCCACTCTTTACCTGCAGTATCCGGGGCCGCAATGTTAGTCTGGGCTCCGCCAGCTCCGATAGTACCCATGCCCGTATCGTACCGAGCTTGTTCTGTAGCGACTTCGCCCGCGTCCTCATCCACGGCGGTTTCTCCACGTTCGTAGTCACCTTCTGTATTTTCATCGGTGGTAGTTTCGTCAGAGTCTTGAAGTACAGTTACAGTAGGGTCGTAATCTTTGTCTTCGGTATCGTCAGGAACATACCCCTCATCTTGTAACGCTTGGTTAAAGTCTTCCGTAGAGGCTGACGGCTCTTTTCTAAGTTTAGATGCTTCTTTAAGCGTCTTACCGTCTGCGGTTCTGTTCTTAGTAGCTTTCAGTTGTTCTTTAGTACCTTCGCCTGCAAATTCAGTGAAGTACCCCATAATACTTTTAACGGCAGCGTCTGCTGTCGAGCGGCCTTTAAGACCTGCTGCTTTAGCAATAGCGGCGGAGCCAGTCTTACTGTCTCCATAGAAGTACTCACCTAGCGTATCAGTTTCGATAGCGTCAAGGATTACATCCAGTACCTTCACTTGTGTGTTGGTTAGTTCAATCTCCCCGCTTGCAACAGCGGCTGCTACTTTAACGCCTACGTTCTTAGTGGCTGCTGAAGATTTATCTGTAGATAAACCACCTTCAGTTGTAGAACCTAATTCAGAAAGACGTTTCTGTACTTTAGCCTTAGCCAACGCTCTAGAAAAAGGAGTATCCCCAGTGCCATACACACCTTTCTTACTTTCAATAGTTTTGGTAATTTCTGGGTAAGCTTCCAAGTCACCTAGCGCTTCAGTTGCTTCCTTATGAGCTAAGTCTTTTTTAGAGTTCTCTTTGTACGGAGACGCAACAACTATAGGCGCCTCTGTGTCTAGTGTCTTGTTTTCTACTGGAGCAACAACGGGTTTAGCAGCTGCTTTAGCTTTACCCTTCTTAGGGCCTGCGTTGTTACGTTTAGCTATGCTCCACTCTGCAGGGTCTAGTACTTCTGCAGCTCTCTGCTCTACGGCAGCTATACCACCTAAGTCTTTGTTGGATACTGCCTCATTACGAACGGTTAGTAGTTCAGCTACTACTGCTTCAGCTTGCTGTTGTTCTTCTTCTGTTCTAGTGGCTTCTTGTTCTTTAAAGTTCGCATGGGCATCCAAGGCGGCAAAGTACGGTTCTCTGCTGTCATCTAGTTCCGGAAGTAAGTCCTGTATTGCAGGGTCACTCAAGAAGTCCTCTATAACCTCATCGTTACTGTCGTACACATCGTTGTCTTTTTGCCATGTAGCAAACGCGGAACCAAGTTCAGTCTGCTCATTGGCTATGTCCATACGTTGACGTTCTATTTTTTCAGCGTCGTTCTCTTTGTACCAAACTTTTTCGTCGGGGAATGTAGGGGCGTGTATACGACGTTTTTCTTTAGTAGCGTCTTCTTGGGCTTGTAACTCTCGCTCTTCTTGTACTACACCAAAACGTGGGTCTTGGAATACCTCATCGGTACTAACACCTAGTATCTTAGACCATTTCACAGCAAAGGCTCTGCTATCTTGAGTAGAGGCTATAGCACCTGCGTCCGCGATGAACTCTTCATCTTCCATCTCTTGTGCTTGCTCAGCAGCTATCTTAGATTCTTCTTCTTTCTGTGCTTGTGTAAGTTGTACGTCTGAACCAGACATTGACTTAATAACGTTAATACCCGCACCTTGTCCAGCACCAGCGAACGCGCCCATAACGGCATCACCACCAACATCTGTCAGTGGGTGTTCTCCAGTACCAATGTTCTCGAATATTTTCTCTTGTCCACCCTGGAATAATTCTTCTGTGGCTTCAGTTGCACTACCTGTTAGCGTACTACGCACGAGTCCCTTCTTGGATGCTTGCGCTACTAAATCTGTAGACGTTCCTGCTATCTTGTTGGTAACCGCCACATCGATGTCTGCAACGCCTGCTTTACTAGCCACACGACCACTAATTAAAGATATTCCTGCTGTGCCTAAACCAGCGGGTACAGCTGCTAGTCTACCGGCGGTGTAGTCTCCCGAAGTTCCTGTCTTTTCAATAATGTTTTTAGTTACTTCACCGGAAGTAATAGCACCTTCACCAACTGCGGCACCAGTGATACCGCCCATCTCAGATACTTTCTTAAGCCCTGCTAACTCCGCAGCGCCTTTAACACCTTTAGTTATAGCACCGCCGCCGAAAATATACGGAATAGATGTAGCGATTAGATTAGCTACTTGTCCTGGATGGTCAGCTACAAAAGAGCCAGCTTCTCCACCTTGAGACACAATAGCGTCGAAGTAGTCACTATACGATGCGTCCGGGCCTAATTCCCCTGCAGCCGCTTGCAATCTAGTTGATAACTCTTGGTTAATTTCTTGTTGACGGTCAGATAGTAGTGCTTCATCAATAGCCTCTCCACCTTTCTGTAGCCAAGCAGACAGCGGGTCAGCGATGTAGTGTAACCCTGGAACAAGGGAACCAAGTCCAACTATTGCACCTGCTGCTTTTGCAGTACCGGATAATAACCCCGTACCTACGTCGCCGACATCACGCCACCCAGTAGTATCTTCGGATTCGTACTGTGAGTTATCTCCTAACCCTGAGCTACTATCAAGAGCAGCGTAAGGGTCGTACTCATACGCTTCCTCGGCTGGGGCTAAGTAGGCGGATACCTCTTGGGGGGTTTCCCCTGTTTGGTTTGCTACCCACTGAATTACGTCTTCATCGCTGAAGTTATTTTCGTCTAGTACAGAGTAGTTGTTCCGCAATTCCTGGATACTTGGCATAGGAGTTCCTTATTTTTTTAGGCCTTTTTTGTCCGCATCCTTTATGTTCTTAAGGTACCAACTTACAGGGTCTTTCTCGAAAGCTTTTAGCTTGGTGGGAGCATTCCTGAAGTACCCGTCTCCGCCATTCAGAGACCCTAGGTTATCCTGCAGCCACTTTACAACTTCATCGCGTGTCTTTTGTTTCTCGTAGTCCTTAGCAGACAGGTTGTTATCTAAGGTCCAAGGGACAATGTCCTTACTAAGCGTAGTTAACACCTTTGCGGTTCTGTTGAATAGTTCGTTGCTAGCCTTACTCGCCTGATTACTTTGTGTATTTTTAGAAGCAGATTTATCTATTTGGGTCTTGGTAACTCCGCTTATACCTGCATTGTTTTTATGTTTTGTAGGCTTAGGCTTAGGCTTAGGTGTAGGTGTAGGTGTAGGTGTAGGTGTAGGTGTACCTCCTCCAACGGGTGTCCCATCAACTGTGTTGTTAAGGTTATTAAGTCCATCACCTCCTGCACCAGGAGCAGGTTTCTGTTGGTTGTAACTGCCTCCAAGAGCTCTCTGCATCTCTTGTTTAAATACCCCTAATAAAGATTTTGCTTTTGTAGTGTTGCCTTTACGTAGCGCCTGCTGGTAAAGACCAGCTTCGTTATTCATAAAGTCAGTTACGGCTTTCTGCTTTATCTTATTTAGTCCTTCAGCATCACCACTACCGCTAGCTTTCTGTAAAGCCTCTAGTGTCTGTGCGTTTAGTAGCCCTACCTTAGCAGTGCTTTCTACTACACCTAGTTGCTTAGACGTAATACTAATAGCGTTTACTGGGTCAAGGCGTTTAATTACGTTCTGCGAGAAGTCTTCCCAGTTTTTACCTGCCCAAGGAGCAGCATTTGTTGGGTTACCTTCTTGGTCTAGTTCCACAATAGAAACGGCTCCAGACTCATCGGTATCGAATCTTATGTTTCCTGTGATGCCGTCTTGTGCATCTATTAATGCCATAAGTTCTTCTTGTCCGCCTGCCTGTCCTTTACCCAAGGCAACCTGGACACTAGCCATAAGTTGGGCTCCTACGTTCGCTTTTTGGTGAAGCTCAAATGCGTCTGTGGCCTTGATTGTGTCACAGAAGACACTATTACCAGCTGTTGATTTGCATTTTTCCTCTAAGAACGTTTTGCCTTCCTCCGGTTTCATAGCACTGTACTCGGTTAGCCACTTATTGTGTTGCGTGTCTATGTCTGCTTGGGATATTGTTACCTTTCCCACGGCATCGTCAACGACGTTTTTGTTATCTTGCCCTTTAATTAGCCCCTGAAGTCTTAATAGTTCAGCATCTTTGGTGGCTAGTGCTGTTTTGTATGTATCTTCAAACATTCTGTTCTGGTTTCTACGCTCTTGCAAGCCAGCCAGCTTATCTTGGATATCCATAGCGCCTTTTATGTCGCCGTATCTAGCTGCGTTGTCACTTAGACCTTGGTACTTAGCTTGTCTAGTATCTTCTAGCGTACCGTAGTTCTTACCGCCCATAGAGAAACCAGTAGAAGCGCCAGCGTCGTCGAACTGCTCCACAGCTTTTTGGTCCATGATGTCGCGGTCAGCGCCTTCTCTACCGAATTTATTTACCTCACCATATACAGAAGTGAAGTTATCGGCAAACTGCTGCCATCCTGATTTACGTGCCATTAGTGGACCTCCTTCATTTCTAAACCAAGCATAGCATAGTCAACCCATAAGTAGCCTTCGGCTTCCCCTACTGCAGCTGGGAACTTCGATTGAACCTCTTGTGCCATCACACCTTGGTACGTCTTACCGTCCCAGTTATAGTTGAACTCGTATAGGTTTAGTCCAGTGCGTTCGTCCTTACCTACCTGTTTAATATTGTCTTTAAGTCTCTCATCTGAAAAACCAAATTGAAAACCAGTTTTCTTACCGTCATAGTTAGAGCCGCCGTAGCCCCATTTGTCGTAGCCGAAGCCGCGGTCGCCGTCATTAAACATACCAGTCTTATACACACCAGCTGCAGCACCGAATGCTCCACCGATGTCGCCCATTAGGCTGCCTCGGTTTTCGCTTTCTTGCATTGCCATCTTGGTCTTGTTGTTCATAACATTACCAAGAGTATTTAAGTTCATGTTAAGTCCTTGCCCTACAAAGGAGCCGCCAACGTTGGCACCTTGCATGTAGTTTTTACCAGCTGCTTGGTATGTGTTAGCCGCGTTACTTCCAGCATTAACTGCGTTGCCGTACGCCGAAGTAGAAGCGCCAGATAAGTAGTTACCGAGTCCCGCTGCTTGTACCTTACGATTAAACCCGGCGTCGACTGCACGCTCTCTAGTACGCGTCATATTTCCTGCTCTATTAGCAGAGTGCATTAGCGCAGATTGACCGCCTAGTCCTTGGAATCTACCCGAATTTGGGTTAACCCCCATACCGGCCATAGCCCTTTCGTTTGCTTTAGTTGTTCTGTTGAATGCTAAACCAGAGTCAGCTGCTGCTTGAGTAGCAAGTCTGTTACGGTACGCGTCTGTGTCGAAGTTCTGGGCATCAGAAACGATGCTCTTTTCTAGGGGTCTGAATGTGTCTTTGTAGTAATCGAAGTAGTCTTTACCTTGAGCAGCTTGTTCAGTCATAAGACCTTTCTGAGCGTCTCCGATTTCGTCTAAGCGAGGAGCATTTCTGTCATATTCATCCTGTGCGAAGTCTATTACTCCCTGACCTATGGTATCCATCCTATCAGCTGACTTATTTCCCAGGTCTGTTAGGGGGGTGTAGTCTGGTGCTTCTACGTCTTTTTTACTCATTCGTTTTTCCTCTAAAGTAATTCTGAGGCCATAGCACCAAAAGGATTGTATCTTGTCCTTCCGACCCTGCCTGCTTCATAACGCCTTCTTCTTCGAAGCCGATATGTTTATCTAGTCTCAATGCTTTGGAGTTGTCTTCAGCGACCAACCCCGTAAGTCTTTTTAGTCCGCAAGAGCCAAACGCGTATTCTATTACAGCATGGTCTAACAATTCTAAAAACAGCTTACTGGGTTTGCTGACAGCGATGTGTGCAGTAGCGTTGCATTCATTAAAATTGTTGAACACTATACCACTTACAAGTTTACCGTTTACTTCAGCGCCCATAGCGTAGAACGAACCCCAGGAGGTTCTTTGTCCTACTTCTTCAGCAACCCATGAGCCAACACGTTCTTTGTCGTCAAAGACTAAACGAGTTTCCCTCATGGGGTACTGCAAATACTTATTAGCACAAGTTTATTATATATCATACTTATCGCTAGTGTGTGATTGTTTTTACTCACCGAATTACGTGTAGCGGTCGGCGTCTATAATCATGTACGTAATTTTCTCCGCGGAGGACACAGTGCCCAGTAGGTTCGCATCGTCGTTATCTTGGCACGAATCTGCGTATAGATAAGCATCACCTTCCTCAGAGTTGTGCCCTACCCAGCCATAAAAAGAAACCACACCTTCAGAATACAACCCGTGCAACATGTTGTGGTATCTAAAGCAGTAAATAGGCACTCCGTCTAAGTACATCAAGAACTTTTTAGCGTACCCCATAAGCCCTCCCGATATCATAAAAGCAGGTCTGGTTATACTTAGGGCGGCCAGTATGGTACTATAGTTAGTTACTTTCTGGTAGTTGATGGAGTGATTGTAATACGTACCCCCGTAGCTACCAAACACCCTAGGCATCAGCATTTTTCTGGTGGAATCATATACTGGCTGAGTGCCTGTTGAGTTGTATACTACAACTCCGTACCCCGAAGGGTTGTAAGAGGGTAACTTTGTAAAAAACAAAAAGGTTATCGGGTAGCTAGAACTCGACGCTTTATCCTGCCCTCTTCGTATAACCACGTCCCACTTCCCAGTACCAGCTGGTTTAACCGCGTTTACTATTATCATCTTTCCGGTATCGCTAAGAGCTACAGAGTCTCCAGGCTCAACGGACAGTCCCAGGTCGGTTACGAATACTAGAGGTGGGTTAGTCGAGTCCCCTGTATTAACGCGGTATGTCTCCCACTTACCCGTTAGCTCAGTAACCACAGAGTACCTGTCGTCTTGGTCTTGTGAACTGTGGAACTCGTACCCTAAACCCTCAGAACTTATAATAGCCTTGTCGTTATCGTTTATGAACTCAATGCCCTGTTCAGCCATTAGTACCCTCCGGCGTCTCCGCCTGTGCTATCAGAACCATCTGACGCCACCGTGTACGCGTCACCGCCCATAATTACTAGGCGTACGTCACCTCTAGTCTTGCCATAGTTGACTGTAAAATTATACGTGTGGGAGTTAGTAGGGGCTCCTGCTGGAGTGATATCTGACCACGATAGGGTTTGCATGTGCCCACTTGCGTGCATAGAAAAGTATACAAAATAGAAGGGGCTGTGGGCGCTAACCCAAGTAACGTCAGTCGAAGCGGCAGTTAAGGTCTTCTCATAGACCGCTTGTATCCCGATGTTTGTAGTGTCTACCTCTAAATCCCCCAGCGAGTCTCTCAGCTCGAAACCGAAACCCATTAGGATACCACTACTGACGCCACAGACTTATTGGATATGGTCCCCGTTGCGTCAATTACGTATATGTAGTATGTTCCGGCCAACGTAGGAGCTATAATAACCGTAGACACTCCGTTAGTAGCTTTAGTTTGGTTATTGTACGGGCTAAATACGGTAGTACCTGTAGGGGCTAACCAAACTTGACTAGCAGTAGTGCCTGTGGAAACTATAGTAACGTTACCTCCCGGAGCCGCAGTCGTACTAGTCGCCAACACCACATCGGACATAGCGGTGGTGCTAACTGAGGCTGTAGACTTGACGGAAACGTTACCAGCTTGATCCATAAGGTACACGTAATATGTTCCCTCTGTAGCAGGGGCTTTTATGCTGGTAGATATTCCGCTAGCAGCGGTGGTCATTGTGCTGTTAAGCGCGAAGTTAACAGTACCAGTAGGAGCTAACCACACTTCGTTGGTAGAGTCACCAGTAGATACAATAGTAATAGTACTACCGACAACAACTGTTACAGAGGAAGCGAATGTAGTATTTACTACAGTACTAGTAGGGGCTACAACATCTAAGTTACCCATCACGACCCGTAGAGCCCCCGTACCGTCGAACACTCTAATTCTAGTATTGTTAATTTCCAGTCGTGCACCAGAAGTAGCCTTTCCTATCTCTAGTTTCCCTCTAAATACACCATTGTTGTTTACTTCTAGCCCGTAAGCCTTTGACATCCTCCAGCCTGCGACTCCAGCGTTAAAGCTTGAACTCTGAATACTATCATGGATTTTAGCATTAGTAATAGAAGCGTCTAGTATGTGGGCGTTATTAATAGCAGCGTTCTGTATCTTAGCACCATCGATGGTAGCGTCTTTAATCTTAGCGCCTTCGATAGTAGCGTTTTTAATACTACCGTTCTCAATAGTAGCGGTACCAATCTTGGCGTTAGTAATAGCACCGTCTTTAATCTTAGCAGTTTCTATAGCCGCGGTACCTATCTTAGCCGCAACAATAGAGCCGTTGAAAATCAGAGCTGAGTGCATGTACGTGCCTGTTGGGATAGTTACTCCACCGATTACTGTTGGAGGTGCAGGTGGTGCAGGCACGAAGAAGTATGGCTCAGTAGTACCAAGGCCGTACGTTTCTGTTAACTGGGCGAACACGTATGCTAAATCAGGAGCAGTGTCCCCAGCACTTCCTAAAATAGCGTTATAGGAACCCTTAACGCTGTTTACGTTTACCATACGAACCCAATAGAAGAACTTGCCATCTGAACCAACAGCGTCAGCAAACATACCGGATATCGCGGTTCCTATTAATACTGCACCGCTTATAGCATTTGTACTGGCTCTCCATATTTCAGTATGGGAATAACAGTCCCCGTAGGTTGTGCCATCCCACTCTAATATAACGGAAGTCATAGAACCAGTAGCAGTCAGCGCTGTAGGTGCTGGCGGAGCTATACAACTCGCGTCAGAGTCGACAGAACCATCGTATACTAAAGAACCCCCCGACCCTGATGAAAACCCTGAGGTGTCGAACAGTTCTTTTTTAGTAACGAAACCATCTGGGGACTCGAAAGACTCGCGTACTCGGTCTAGAAATCTCCTTAAATCAGGGGATAACCTAGATACTAGAGCGGGTAAAGAGGGTTTCTTCATCCCTGGTTAAGTTCCATAGGGGACTGCGCCAGCTGAACGTTGTATACTTCTTTATCTCCATCAACTTGAAACTCCCAGTCAGTACCTAAACCCGGAGGTAAACGCCTAAGGGCGCCATCAGTTATTGAAAGGTTTACTATCTGAGTGCCATCTCTCCAAACTTTAAAAGTTACAGGGTACGCCTCAGCTTGTACTCGGTAACACGAGAACGACTTAGGTTCTGGAAAAGTAAACTTCTTAGACTTCCATGTGTATGACAAGTTGGTACCTGTATTCCACTTAGAAAGTTCGTTTCCTATAATAAGGTAAAGGGTGTCATGTCGAAGGTCATTATATCCACCGGTAGCAACTACGCTATGGAAGTTCCACGTTTTAGCCTTCATGTCATACACGAAGCCTTTGTTGCTTCCTGGAGCAGAAGGTAAGAACCCGACGTACTGGTCTTCATGCCGCTGCCCTATTAATCCTGAAGGGCCCATGTCTTGCCATGCTTCTTTGTCGAACATACTTTCTGTTACAACTGAAGAACCTCCTGCAGATAGCCCCACTAGGCCGTCAGGGGACGCATAGAATACGTGCTTATTCATTACTACAATACTTTTCTTAGAAATACAAGACTGGCTAACGTCAGCCTCAATCATAACCATAGCATCTGGATGTGAACCTTGGATGAAGTACGGTCTTCCTTTAGTCATTACAACCAAAGTAGTATCTACAACAGCTAGTCCTACAACTGGGTACCCCACAGTTTGCATATATTGCACAGGCCAAGCGAAAGGTCTATAAGGCTCTGATAGATAAATATCGTTTCCTTTAAACCCTGCCATAACTCCGTTAGGCATTCCTACTAGTCCCTGCATACCTGCATCTGGGTGCACCCAAGTTAAAGAAGGTATTACTTCGTTCAGCGCATCACCTGCGATGTTATCTACATAAGTCGTTATGGCTACAGCTACCTCTGCTACGAAGAAGAACGATGTGTCCGACGTACCAGCAGCAGAGCGATAAATTCTTTTCTTAGTTACGTTGTAGCTACCTGTTGGAGCAGTAGGTAGCGTGACTGTTATAGTCTCACCGGTGTATATAGTTTCAGTAGAACCTGCCATACTAGTAGCCGAATAAGGCTCTGACTCTTCGTCCCAAGAGTTAACATAAGTGAACGTATATACTCTAGTCTCAGCAGGAGTACTAGTGTCTGGAGTACCTGCCTTGGCCGTAGTTAGTGCAACAGTAGGTTTCGGAACACCTAACGTGTAAGAAGCAATAGGGTATAAGGTACCACCGCCCGTTAACGCTAAAGTACTATTTGTAACTTTTGGAACTCCATCACCAGTGTAGTAAGTTCTTTCTGAGGTGTCTCCAGCTATAAAGCCTTGTACTACATCTACGTCAGTTGTCCAGTGGAACCAGTATTTCTTTTCATCCGTTTCATTCTGATCGAAACGGTATATTGATTTTATAGTACCCGTTTTAGTTAGCGGGTCAGGAGTGATTGCTGTAGTACCTTTGATAGACTGCAGAGAGCCTAACCAAACAGGACAATTTAGTGCCGTTTGTGCGGCTTCGTTACCTAGGTAACGTGGGGGTGTCATAGGTGACACGCCTGAAAATTTATTAACTGTTATAACTGCCACTATGTACCTCTGGTGTTTAGTAGGGGCTATTCCTCAGCGTCGTCCCCTCTATTTTCATTTATTATAGCACTTAGTTCGTCTGCTATATCCCAATAAGAGGCGTCCTCGTCTCGGGCCTCTTCGTATAATACTAGTATTACACTTCGTAATATTTCTTCTAATTCTTCGCTCATTATAATTTGGTGCCCGCTAGGTTGTACAAAGGTGAGGAGAGTAGTAACTAGCAGGCCATTCGTATTATAATGATTTTATTCAGTTATGCACCTACATTCGCAAGGTTGAGCTGAAGGAACCACGCTTTGTTGTGGTGCCATCATTTGACTACCCATCTGAAGCATCTGTTGCGGTATATTAAAGAAAGCATAGCCTACTGTTGCTATTGCCATACCTGTTAAAAACACCAATACGCACTTGTTCGTTTTCACTAGTACTTAGATTTAAGCTTAGTAACCTTTTTACCTTTTTTCTTTGCGTATGTTTTAGCCTTAGCTTTACCTTTACTAGTGTACGCAAACTTCTTATTACCTACTTTTGGCATATTAACTCCTTTTATTAATCTAATAAATCTTTATCTACTGAGGACTATATCTCCAACCTTGGTCGTAGTGCTTCATCGTATGAAGGACGTACCGCCATATAGGGGTTTCTTTAGTACCTACGTTAACCACCATAGCCGAGTAAATTAGCAATTACTACTACAACAAAGAAAGCAATAATCACTTTGGTAGCTGTCTTTAATCCTTTAATCTTTTCAATTAAATCAGTCATCTTTTCGTCTCCTATATTTATTCTTAGCTTCATTATAACCCCACTTTTTAGTTAGCAGTGGGGTTAGTATATTTGTTATTAACAAAAAGGCTATGAATGCGTATAGAGCGTTCATACCCCAAGACGTGGCAACGTGAACTACGCCTTGTGTTTTAGTCTTAATATCTTTTATTTTTGGTTCTTCAGGTAAGATTTCATCTACAGCTACACTAGTAGCTAAGTTTGCTATTGCTGGTAATGGCCCAGCTATCGCATAAGTAACCGCAGTAGTAGCACCTGTCTTAGCTACGTTCTTAAACTTTAGTGAGCTACAACCCGTTGTCATCATAAAGGCAATAGCCAACGAGATTAACAGCAGTATTCTAATAAAGAAACTCATTCACTTTAACCACTTCTCGATCTTGATAACCATAAAGCTACAAAAGTACTTAACTTTATTTAGAATAGTCTCTTTAATATACTGACCGTTCTTACCTCTAAGTAATGTTCCGCTTCTAGCCATAGTACCTCCTTACGCGCATTGTAAATATGGGAAAAGAATCCAACAGTCGCCTATACATAATGGCATTGTCATTTCTTCTGCCCTTCTCTCAATATTGAGTAAATTTCGCCTAACATCTTTTCTATCTTATCAATCTGGTGTGAATACTCATCTCGATGTACAAAATCCTTATGTAAATTAATCTGGCACATTGTTATCCTAGCTTCCATATCCTTAATAGTTTTACTATTAGCTTTCATTACTGCCATTAAGCCAGTAGAAATGATACTGACTAGAGCTAGTACAACATCGCTTAATTCCATCTAAAGCCCTTATGCCACTCGAAATTAGGTTGGTAAGTTTTTTCAACAACATCTGACAATTCCATTCATAATCCCTTATACAGCAGTCAAGCTCACAAACGAAGGGTCAATCTCATCCTTAGGATTAGTAGTCCATTGCATCGTCATATTAATTTCTCTTGTAGCTTCGTCTGTCTCTGGTCCATAAGTCTCAACACCATCTTCAGAAGTATGCTTAATCTTTCTAACCTCTGTGTAAGGCGTAGCTTCATAAAGCATAACATCTTCTAGTGTAGTTAGAGCAGTAACCTCGGCTTCCTTAGTTTTTTGTTCAGCGTAGATAGTTGCTGCATACTTTTTAATTGCAGCAGGTACAGCCTTGCCACCTTTAGAGGCTCTAGCCCAGTACCAATCAATACCACCTTGGATACTAGCTACTTGAGAGTTAATCGTACCTAGCATACCTTCTTTGAGTTGTTCTACATCTCTTGGGATAGCCTCATAAGTACCTACTCCATCTACTATTGTTACATTACCTGTCCAGTAGTATCTGTTGTCAACTCTAATTTCAGAATAAGGTGTGACACCTAATGACTCTAATAACTCAGCATCTCGAAATATCGCACTAGGATAAGTTATGTCACCTACCGTTATTGACTTTGGGTTTTTTATTACTGTTGAATTGTATAACCACATATTATGTTCTCCTGTTATCTGGCTGTTGTATATTTTGTGGGGTACTCGGCAAATGCCATATAGATATAAGTAACGTTATTACCGTTTAAGCCTACATCACTCCATCTTATTTTAAAACCGTTTGAGTTAAAATCACAGTAATCAGTTGATGAAATTTCTGCATTAGAAATATTTGCAATCAATCGGTGTTTTAAAGCATTATAAGAAGAACGCTCACTATCTAAAATGTACCAACTTTCACCAGCAGTTGATGACGCTTTAATTAGAACATAAGCAGGTCTGAAACCCGTATAAACAAACGTACCGTCTGAACTAGCGTTACCGATATAGCTACCCATCTTAGAATACCCTTCTTTCGATGCAAAACAATAAGCTATATGTGTGTCACCACTACCGTTAAGACCACTCCAGTGTTTGAGATTGAATACTGTACTTGTAGGTGCTATGTTATTCCAATAACCATCTGATGACCTTGCAACAGTCTGGTCTAACTTCATTTCATAATTCTGTGGACTTGTGGCATCCATACCTACGTGATAAGTACTCCAACTTTCACCAGCAGCACTAGATTCTTTAATGATAACTACTTCAGCAGGTACACCTAGATGATGTGGAATTTTATGATTAGCTGTGGCGTTTCCAACGTACTTTACTATTGAAAATCCTGCATCGGCATTATAACTAGCTGTATAAGATTGAAGTGTACCAGAACCACTCGTTGTGCCACTAGCAGAAGTACCAGCTTTCCAGTTCCAAGCAACAAAAGTATGACCGCTTTGGTTTACATAACTACTACTACCAATTTGAAAGCCATTACTCTCAAATGCTTGATGATTATTTGCATTAGTTTCTTCTTCCCCTGTAGAATTAGAGCGTAAACGCACAGAAGCACCCCTAACAGAATCATATAATTCGTTTGATATATCAGCACTTCTCTTTTTCAACCAAACAAAATCAGGTTGAAACCCAACAGAAATACTCCTATCATCTGACCCATCACCAGCATAAGCAACAACATTAAAGTTCTCTTGTGGCTTAACCGCAGGTTCTGGAAGATTGTTTGTGCATAATGCTAAGAATCCAGTAGGTGGTTCGTAAAAGAAGTCACCGTATGTTCCATCAGTATAGTTACCTGAGCCTGTCTTGTTACCAGCGAATGATGAATCTTGTCCGAAGTTCAGAACCCAGTCGTTAGCAGTACCAGAAGCACCCACACAAGGCACATAAGTATCCGCAACTATTGAACTATATGTATAGATTAATGAGTTGTTCTTGTACCACTTAATAACATTAGTATCCATATCAGCAGCAACAGCAATAATATCACCTGCTGAGAAACTAGCCGTGCCACTTGAAATCAGAGTATGGCTTGTAGCGTTCCAAGCACAGTTGTAAACATTACCGTTATCACATCTTATGGAGTAGGTAAAAGCACCGTTAGGGTCGCCCCTAGTTGCTCTAACACCTACATAACTAGGTTGTGGACTTCCAACACGAGATTCCCAATACCACTTGCCAGAGTCAAAACCTAACGTACAGTCTCGAATACCGCCTGATGCTGGTGCGTCATACTCTAAGTTACCATTAGAAAGTGTAGGAAATGCGTTAGTACCTAGCCACTTAACTCTACCTAAAGGACTAATAGTACAGAAGTTATTAGTAGGCGAGTCTAGCATCTCATCACTAGCATCTATATTGTTAACTGTCCAATCATTACCTTTACCAGATTTATCAGCCCATAAAAGTGCCTCTCTAGTATCAGCGAAAGCCATATAGATGTATGTGTCACCACTAGCATTAATACCTACATTCGTAGTCGTAGGTTGAAAACCAGTAGAAGATGTTGAAACACCCCTTCCGCCATTCTCTTCACTAGAAGCATTAGCATATATATAAATGTCCATATCCCCAGTAGGGTCTCTATCAGAGTCCAACATATGCCAACCACTTGCAGTAGTAGCGTTTTTTATCATTACGAATCTGGGCTTGAAGCCACACGTTACTGTAGGTCCAGTTGTAGAACCATTTCCACTGTAGCTTCCAATAGATGAATATCCTGTTACCGAATGGAAACAATAAGCCATCATAGAACCACTATTATGATTTGCTGATGAGCCTAGACTAAAAGTAGATGCTGTCGGTGCTGTATCATTCCACCAAGTAACGTGGTCATCAGCAGCATCAGTAAGATTCAAAGCAATAGCATCTGTTTCAGCATCGCTTGCTATACCACTATGGTAAACTTTCCAAGGATAACCGCTTGCATCTTTTCTTTTAACAATCACCATCTCTGGTGCTGAAGATAATCCGTGACCTACAGTAGCATTAGCAGAAGTTCCAGTGAAAGTCACGATACTCTGACCTTTAGCGGTATTCGCTTTACAAGTAGAAGCAATAGTTCCTTGTGTGAAATCACCTGTTCCTAAAAGAGTGCCGCCCATATTCCAACACCAAGCTACATAATTACCACCACTACCATTAATTCCATTATCACCACCAGCTGAGAACCCGTCTGAATCAAACGAAGATAAAGCACCTGTGTATGCCCCATTCTCTATTCCGTCAGTATTTGTAAATAATACTTTTAACGTACCCCTTACTGAATCGTAAAAGTGATGACCCTCACCAGCGTTTCTCTTTTTTGTCCATACAATATCAGGTTGAAAACCAACCCCTGTAATATTTTGAGTAGTGCCAGTACCAGAATAAGTAACAATACCAAAACCAGCAGCAGTAGTATCGTGTTTGAACGGTAGGTAGAAACCATTATTACCATAGGTTAATCCACTTACTTCTTTAGGCTTCCAGTGTTTGTAGTCTGCATCAAATTCACCAAAGTCATACTGGTTTTTTGCAGCACCATCTACGAAGTGTACCTCTGCTAAATAAGCGTCTAGGTAGTCTGCACTATACTTACCAAATCTGTGTTCAGCCGATGTTGTGTTTACCCAAAATTCGTGGTTGAGTGGTGGATATGTTTCTGTACTGAAGTCTGTTATCTTTTCTCCATTAACATACAAATTCATTCTATCGGATGGAGTTACTTTTGTCGTATCTAAAGCACAAACGAAGTGCATCCAAGCACCTGTATCACGATATTTAGCAGTAGTAGTTAATCTATAATCTGAAGTCTTATCAACATAAAAGTCAAATCTCTCTGATGAGTCAAATCTTATATAGGTTGGTCCGACACTTTCAGTAAATATAATCTGCCTTACCCCTTTGATATTACATCGTTTAACCCAAAAACTAAGTGTCCAAGTTCTAGCATCACCAGCAACGCTAGGGGTTCTACTTAGATAAGGACTATCATCGTCATTAAACCTTAACGAGTTGTCAATAGAGAAGCTAGTAGCAGCACCTTGTCCAGCTGCACCTTGCCTAGATTTATCAGAATAAAATGCCATTAATTATGTCTCCTAAGGGGCGGCCACAAATCCGTTACCTGCTTCCATACCGTACCAAGTTGTACCGTCACAGAGGAAAGAGTAAATTGAAATAGTTGTAGCACTAGGCACCGTACCTGATGCCCATAAGATTGCAGGTGTACTAGTCCAACTAGCTGGTGCAGTCTTAACAATTATAGTAAATGCTTTACCAGCTACTTCAGCAGGCATAGTAATAGCCACTGCTGATGCTGAAGTTAAATCAAATATAGTACCGTTAGCTAGGTTAACTGTGTATGTTGTTGCTGAAGATGTAGCTTCTGTTTCTGTGATTCCTTTGAATGTCTGGGTAGCTGTATAAGTACTAGTTTCATCTGTCTTAACAATAGCAGAATCTGCTGCCTCATACGCTGAGTGAGTATGATTACCTACTGCAACATCAGTAGAACTTGTGCCTGTGTTTAAGTAAGTGGACGCTATTTTGTCAGTACTAATATACTCACCTAATGAGGTTACGTCAGAACCTGTATATATTGCCTTAACTGGTATTCTATCTGCCATTTCTTACTCCTAAGTTACTGGTATTGTGTCTGATGTACCATCCGCTTTAAAGAAGGGGAATGTACTATTAGTTATTGCTATTGTGTCTGATGTACCATCTGCTTTAAAGAATGGGAATATTGTAGCTATTGTACTCCAAGAAGCATCACTTGCATCTGTAGTTAGGTACTTACCTGCATTACCTGTCTGAGAAGGTAAACCAGCAGGTACTGATTCCCACTTATTGTCACCTCTTAAAAATGTAGATGAGCTAGCTGTTCCTGTTGCAGATAGTTGGTCTACGCCTACAGTATCGTCACTAGGCGTACCTATATCTACATTCTGACCTTGATACATTATCCAAGAGGCAGCTCCTGTTGCAGGAGCAGTCTTAAATATAATATTACTACTTGACACTTTAAATCCTTTAGTACCTGAATCGTCTGGTTCTTGCATTACGCCACCGATACTAACCAGTAATAGCCCAGACTTAGCAGGACTAACAGCTGAACCACCTACTTTTAACGCAAATGTTTTTAGAGCCCCGTCAAAGGTTGCCAAGGGATCTATTTTTTGGTAGTTACCTACATGAGCAGGACTATTTCCTATGTATGCCATTAGATAATCTCCTTATAAATATGTTTCTTTAGAAAAGCATAGTGTGATAATGTGTGTTTTATAGCTTTTTGGTTTGATTTTAACTCTACATCAAGTTCAGCATCTATACCATTTAAGTATTTCTTTAGCTCAGGTAAATCTTTACTATAGCGTAATTCTACATCATATTTTGACATTGGGTTATACCCAAACCCATCCATGATATAAGGTAAGCCATCTAATTGTCCAATAGAAGACCAATTATATTCAATCCCTGATACTGTCCTTGGTATGTAGTTAGTCAGTGTAAGCCACTCGTTAGATTCGTTATCTGTATAGTCTAAGTCTTCTGTTACATATTTCCAATAAGGTGTGTCATCTCTTTCAGCTAAAGCAAAATGAGCTGCGATAAACCCTGAAAACTTGTTCATGGTGTCTCTGATAGCAATATTAAATATACTCTTATCATAACCATTTACTCTACCATTTCGTCTTTGTAGTGTTTTCACCAATTCAAATATTGTCAAGTGAGTCAACATTAATCCTGTACTCTCTAAAGGCTCAATGAATCCATTAGATAAACCGATAGCAACTACATTTTTAACCCAATTCCTTTCATGCAAACCAGGCTTTATGTCAACATGGAACGCTTTGATTGAATCTATTTCTTCTTGTGAATGTTTTACATCTCTGTCGTTTACTAGATAATCTTTAAATTCTTTTTCAGCGTCTTCGGGGGTCATAAACTGTGAACTATACACATAACCTGTTCCAATCCTATCCCATAGAGGGATATTCCAAACCCACCCTGAACTTAACGTGGTGGCGTTGGTAGAGTGTTCCATTTCAATTTCTTTATCAACATAAGGTATTCTAATAGCAACAGCCTTGTCGTTTATAAGCTTGTCTTTAAATGAAACAAACGGCTCTCCTAGAGTTTCTGTAAGTAGTAATGATTTAAAACCAGTACAGTCAATGAAAATGTCTGACACAAGGGTTTTACCACCCTTGGTTTTGATATTAGATACATTTCCTGAGTCATCCTGACTGACACTAATTACATCATCAACAATGTGTGTCATACCTCTAGGAAGGCAGTAGTTCTTTTTTAGATAGTCTCCAAAAAGAGAAGCATCCATGTGATAGGCTGTATCTAAGTCAAAGTTCCAACCCCTAAATGAATCAGAGTCTTTAGTTAGTTTATTGTTGCGTAATAATTCAGAAGAGCCTAGAGCGAAATCTATATATTCGTACTTACTTTCATTAGAATTTAGCGCTTTTTTAATAAACCAATCTAATGAACTATACTTATTAAGCCAAGTAGCGTTCCCGAAAGGGTATTTAACTCTACTACCATCACCTCTAAAGTTAGTAAAATCTATAGATGTTTTATATGTAGCATTACAGTATTCCATCCAATCTTCATCTTTAAGACCTAAGTCTATAAGATAATCATTTATAGAACCTATTGTGGACTCTCCTACACCTATAGTTGGAATATCACTAGACTCAATTAAAGTTAAATCCATACTTGGGAAGTTCTTTAATAGACTAGCAGCAGTCATCCAACCTGATGAGCCACCGCCAACGATAATTATTTTACCTATCTTAGCCATTAAAAGTTATCCAAGTTAAATTATCCTCATCCCAAGAGTGGTCTATACCCTCTGTTGGGCGAGTTACTGGGGAGTCCCATTGACAAGTATCTTCGTTAAGAGTCCACGAGCTGAACGGTTGAGGTGCAATGAAAGCATCTCTAGCTCTATCGTAGGTAAACCCTATACCTGCGTAATTCTTACGGAAGTTACTATTATACGAGGTTTGAACCCATCTAAAAGCATCTCCAAAATTACCTGAGTTAACTTCCATTTGTGATATTCTTATAACTTTAGTTACGATGTTATCATTATCTATTTTTGCAAAATGTGACATAACTTATATCCTTTAATATCTAATAATAACAACGCCTGAACCACCAGTACCAGCATAAGTAGCAGTTGCACCACCACCTCCACCACCAGTGTTTTGTGTACCATTATTAGGACTACCTTGAGTACCTGCGCCACCGCCGCCTGAACCACCTGCACCATTACCACTGCCACTGTAACCTGCACCACCGCCACCACCTGCGTAATAGCCACTAACACCTGTTGAAGTTGCTGTTGCCCAATCTGACCAAGTATTTTTACCTGCACCGCCAGCACCACCAGTGAATGTTCCAGGTGCGTTAGAACCGCTAGAACCTGCACCCCCGCCACCGCCGCCAGCAGCACCGTTGTTGTACTGAGAAGAGTTACCACCGCTATTACCATATCCTGTGGCACCACCTGTATCACCTTGGTTTGATGCTGCTGCGCCTCTAGGACTACAGTAATTACAAGAACCACCACCACCACCTGAGCCTCCAGTGTTTGCTTGGTAATAACTACCATAAGCACCACCACCACCACCACCATTAGATGTTGTGGAGTGGAATGAAGAATCATCTCCATTACCACCTTTGTTATCAGTACTTACTGGTCCACCACCACCTACAGTCACTCCGTATGATGTTACAGATACAGCTTTACCTGAGTGATAACTAACACCACCTGCACCACCACCACCACCATAATGACCACTACCACCACCACCACCACCAGCAACTACAAGGTAGGCTACTGATGTTAATGAAGCACTAGTAACTTGAAAAGTTCCTGAACTTGTGAATGTGTGATATGTATATGAACCTGAAGTTGATACTGTGCCACCTGTTGCCGCGCTAGAAGCACTAATAACAATACTATCAGTTGAACTGTAAGCAGAATCTGTGTAAGTTGCATCAGCCGAATTAGTTACCTTAGCTCTATTAGAGTAGGTTGCGACTGTGGTATAAGTTAAAGTAACTGTGACGGAAGTACCTGACCAACCAGTAATTTCAACAGTGTTACCTTCCTTTGAACCTGAACCTGAGCCTACCGAACCATAAGTAAAGTTAGAGCTTTGAGCATCGAAGATAACCTTAGTAGCGTTAGCGTTAATGCTTGATATAGTATAAGTCACTGCTGTTGCATCATCAGTATCAGCAGGTGCATTTAAACTAGGTGCTGATAGTTGTTCGTAAATTATAATACTATCTGATGCACTATAAGCAGAATCACCGTAAGTACCATCAATCTTAACGGACTTAGCTTTAACTGCAGCATAAGTACCTAACGCAGTAAACTGAAAAGTTATCGTAGGATTATTAGTACCAAAACCAGTACATATAATAGTATTACCGTCAGTAGTTACTGACGCACCTACAACATCAACACTTATAGTACCAAAGCTGGTAGTACCTAAATCTAAGATAAGCTTATCATCGTTAGAATCAGTTGAAGTTATTATATATGAAAGGCTAGTATTTATGGTAGTGTTAGCAGGACTATTTATAGTTGGTGCTGATAGGTTTGTAGTTAAGTTCTTAGTCACTAAAGCACTATCATCTAATCCAAGAGAATCAGTGGTAGCTTTAATAGTATAAGATGGTACACCTGATGTATGTGTTACTACAAATATACCTGAAGTATTGATTGAACCTACAGTACAGTTAGTTGGAGTGATAACATAAGTAATATCATCTGACCAGTTAGAAATAGTATGTGATACATTACCACCATTATCTAACGATAGAGTTCCTGTGATACTAGGTGAATCTAAACTAACAGAACTAACACCTACAACTGCTTCACCACTTGCCTTAGAATAGTTAGTACATCTATAATCACCAGCAGCATATTCAATAAACTCTGCCTCATCACCAGCAGCAGTAGTAATACTTGCACCACTTGGTAGAATTAAATCAGTAGCGTGGTGAGTTAAAGTCAAAATAGCATCGAAGTGTAATTTGATTAAAGTACCTGCTCCGCCAGTTGCATTAATACTGGTAACAGTCACAGTACCAGTAACATCAAAATAGTTACCATCTGTTAGGACAGGTAGAGCAGTAGCAGAGGCTACATCAGCACCTTTAGACCATTGTATTTGTGCCCCATTAGCATCTAAGTCACCACCTAGTTGAGGTGTTGTGTCATCAATTACATCCCCTATTCTGGGTACTGGTGTTCTTCCTATGTAAGGCATATTATTCTCCTACTAACTAATTTCCATAATTGAAAGTGCTACATCTAATGAAGTAGCTGTATTGCTTTTAACCTCAATGGCATCTTCATATTCTAGGTTAATTTTATTACCTGCCATAATCTCAACTGATGACCCTGCCGGAATAGGTATATCTTTAATAATGCGTACAGTATCCCCAGAACGTGGGACGATCTTAGCACTAGCATTAACTGAGCCTGATGCAATATTAGCTATTGTTAACCCGATAACTACCGTAGTACGGGTTGTAGGGGTAGATGCTACTTTATAGACCTCTAGATATGAAGTACTTATATCTTTTTTTGTCTTTAGTTTAAAATCATTTGCCATTTATTTCTCCTATCCGAGGGCGATTGCCATTGCTACTGCTTCACCAGCAGGGTCGGCTTCAGTATCTTCTGCGAAATCATTTAGTAATTCAGCTGTCATTCGCAATTCAACAGTAACACCACTTAAATGTGCACCAGCTGTAGCAGCACAAGTAAATACTTTTGTACCTGTATTAATAGCAGTAACCTTGACTACTTCAGTAGTTAGAGATACATAAGTCCAATCACCTGCACCAAGTGTAGGGAAGTTAGCTACCGAAGCAACAGTAAAAGATGTAGCACCTGACGATATACCTGATGCCAGAGTAGTCGCAGCATTATTACTGAATTTCACAGCCATACTAACCTCCTATAAACTCTCTAAATTAAGATACTGTGATAGTCCAAGTAATAGTCATAGAGTCAGCCGCTGCTTTGTTCACTACTGAAAAATCAGTACGAGCAAGCATATCACCACCTTCTTTCATAGTACATGTTGCGGTAGCTGAACCTACAATAGCAATAGCAGGAGCTGCCGTGTAACCAGCACCTGCATTTGTTATAGTTATTGACGCTACTTTATCAGAATCAGCGCCAGTACCTAAAACAGCAGTACCTGTAGCGGTTGTTCCGCCAGCTGGAGCTGGATCAAATGTTACTGCTGGAGCAGTACTATAGCCTGAACCTGCTGCAGTAATAGTAACATCGTCTACTTTAGCACCTAGAGTATCAAAAATACCTGCTTCTTTAATAGCACCAGTACCATCACCAGCTCCGAAAGTACAAACATAAGCAACAGCAGCACCTGTTACTGTTGTACTGCTTAATAAGTTTCTTTCTAATTCTGCAGTAAGACCAGTATCACCTAGTGCTGCTGTAGTACCATCTGTGCCGATAGCCATGTGTGTCATAACAGTATTGGCGTTATTCATCCTATCTGCAACCCATTCTTTACCGGACGTTACTACTAAGTTATCAGTCTCTTGAACTACTTCATCATTAATAGCAATTGTTAATGCACCTGTTAGTGCGAAATTATCTTTTATCATTTTTAAACTCCTAGTTTAATGTTATTCTATTAAGTTGTGCTCCGTTGAGCACCTTTCCTGAGATTGTAGTAAGAGTTACTAAATCACCAATGCTGACTACTTCACCAGCTCCTTGAACATTTTTACCTAACAGGTAAGAATCTTCATCACTAAAAGAGAATGAATGTGCGAAAGTCCTATTCCAGATGAAAGCGAAACTTATTACATCTGAAACTGTACACACATTCCCTTTACTACCAAAGTAGTCTTTGTTTACTAAAGCGCTGTCATCTAATGCAAACGCATCGGTAACTACTTTAGTTATTTCTGAAACTGTACTATCATTAAATGATACAGTTTCAGAAATACCTTTTCCTACCAAACTAGATAAATTATCAGATAATGTTGCTTGGTCTGATAATACTTTATCTACAGTGCTAGCCATTAATTCTACAAATCCTAATACATCTGTAGCTTCCTTACCTCGGTCCATTACTGAAAGGGTTGAATCAGTCATGGTAACTACATCATTAATTACTTTAGATAATTCTGTAATTGTAGTATCATTAAAGGAGAACGAATCTGTATACGATCGACTATATACTAAAGTAAAGGCTATTAAGTCTGAAATTGTACATACATTGCCTTTATTACCGTAGTAGTTTTTATTTATTAAAGCACTATCATCTAACGTAAAGGCATCAGCAATTATTTTAGTTAATGCTCTATAGTGAGAGTCGGCAAGAGATACAGAGTCACTAGTTTCTTTGCTAGCAGAAAAATAAGAACTATCAGCGAAAGAAAAAGAGTCTGTTTTAGCTAAACCTGAGCTCTTATCTGCAGCATCTGCAACAGTAAAACTATCTGTTTTTTGTGTAGTAAACCCTTTTAACTGAGAATCTGAAAGTGTAAGAGGGTCTGATGTACTTTTTGCAAGAGAATAATACTCAGAGTCACTTAATGTTGTTGAATCAGTAAAACTTCTACTATAAGTTAATACTTTAGTAAACACATCACTTACAGTATATGAATCAGTTAAGTTTTTATTATTAGTTAAGCCGATAATATCAGTAAAGGCAAAAATATTTCCTTTGTTACCGTAGAAATCTTTATCGATTTGAGCAAGGTCATCTAAAGTGAAAGAATCACTAAAGGTTCTATTGTATGTAACAACTTTAGCAAAAGTATCAGCTACACTGACTGATTCAGCTATTGTTCCTTTATTGAAATGTGAAGCATACAAGTCGGTAACTGCAGTACTATCAGCTAAACCTTTTGTAATTACCTTAAATACTACTTCGCTTAGTGGAACGCTATCAAATAGCATTAAATTTTTAGAATCAGGATTTACCGATATCTCAGATGCTACAACTGATTGGTAAACTGTTTGTGCCTGTACGAGTTCATTAGCAGTCTGAGCTTGTATTCTCTGTACGCTAATTGTGGCACGTATAGCCATTACTAGAAGTCCGCTCTTATCTTAAACTTTAGTTTGTCAAATACGGTTAGAACCTTTCCGGAAGAGTCCGTCATTTCAATCTCACCTTCGTAAGTACCGGCATCGACGTCTAAAGTCGTGGCATTCCACGCCATATAACATGTACCATCGGCAGCAACTATGATGCCGCATGTCATAGTATCTAAGACTGTGTCTCCGCCTAAAGAACGAAATTTAATCCGTACTGTCTGCCCTGATAGATCGATGGGGTCCCATGTAGTAGGGTCATCCTCGTCAAGAATTTTACCCGCCGCTGCTTTAGTCGAATCACGAAGCGTGAAGTCCAGTTGTGGTTTATCATCCCCGGATACGAGGTTGATTGTATCGTAATATGCCATTCAGGCCTCCAATATTTAACCGACTAGTCGGGTTGTTCTCAGCATTTGGTATGCAATTAAAGTTAGGATAACTTTACCCTAACGGTGTCTCGTTGTCAACTAAAAGTTAACTGATGCTACGCGCATGTTAACGCGTCTGGTATCTCTACCTTTAGCTGCGCACATTGCGCGTTCAAATTCAATCTGGCTTCTCATAGAAACATCAGGGTCGCTCCACTCTTTATTAGGTATACCGGCAATTCGAGCAATAGCTCCTGCTGCTATACTACGACCGTGTGATTCAAAGATAAAGTCCTCTATCCCTTTAGCCGATAAGCTAGGTTTAACTACTAAAACGCCAGTAAATGTATGCTTGGAAAGCGGTGTAGGGTACATACGGATGCTAGCATCCTGGAATACACTGTATTGCGTAGGAGTGCCTGTTACAGCAGAACCATCGGAGTCAGTACGAGGGAAAGAATGTCTTTCTGATACGTGCGTCATAGGTACGCCATCTAGCATAAGTACCATAATATTCTCTAAAACGGCCCTATTAGGCACATCTAACTCGTAATCTGAGGTGTTTTTGCTAGTAAAACTAGGTTCTAAATTGTAGCGCCATACTTCGCTATTAGCACAGTATTCCGCTGCTGCTTCTTGTAGATGCGTTTTTATAACGACTTCTGGGCATCCTGGTACATACGGTTGAACGTATGGATATAACTTATCCCATGTTGTTGCCATTAGACAGCCTCCGTAGGTGCAGATGCTACATCACTCTGCGTTTTATCACTTATTCCTGAAATGAATGCTTGGTGGTGTGCACCAGCGCGAGCTGCATTAGCCGCATGTTCAGCATCCTTAGAAAAAGCGCGATACAACACCCAGTCGATAATAGCACTGAGATAAATATCATCTAGTTTGATAACTTCCGTATTACTACCCGCTGGATTCAAATCCGACTCAGATAGCGCGTGAGCTCCTGGCGTGTCAGCATACACAACTTCTATTTGTGCAGCTGTTGTAGCTGGTGGGTATACGAAAAATTCTTTAGGTTGTCTTGGGTCAAACGTAAAGTTCTGGACATCAACCGTACCGGTTTCACCATGCCAAGAAGGACGTTGGTCATCCAAGACGCTCCTATTAATAAGTCTAACTACTTTCTTTTTAGAGGAAGTAGCTAGGTTTCGAACTATGTCTATTAGACGTAGTGCGGTAGAGAAACCTGTGGTTAGAACCTGTCTGGTTCCTACAGCACAAGTAAAGGTACCCGTTTTAGAATTAGCGTCAGGGCGCAATAGAACAATTTGTAGATAGGATTCATTAATCCAGTTCTGCAATTCTAGTCGCGGCCAGCGAATGTTACTATCTTGAATAACATCCTCGACACGTTTTATAACGTCAATAGCTTTAATTATTGCCACAAGTCTCTCCGTTGTAAGTACGTAAAGAGGGGGTCTCCCCCTCTCAAGTTAGTGTTGCTTATTAAGCAGTACCAACTAACGCTGTTACTAGAGCTTCGCTCTTAACAACTTTACGGCCGTAAACAGATAGACCACGAACGATATCGCCGAAGTCTGTTTGGTTACGTAGAGGCTCAGTCTTAGTGATTTGCGCGGCAAAAGCACATGCGTGCTTAGTACCCGCAACCATCATACGACGCTTCTTAGCACCTGATACAGCTGCACCTGTTGAAGTAGCTGTTAAACCAGCGACTAACGCTTTACCTGCAGCACCGTGAGGTAGTAAGTTAGATACGTATACAGTCATACGGTCTAGCATACCAATCTTACCAGTACGAATTGTGCTTGACTGGTCACCAGTGAAGTACGCTTGCGCAATGCTAGATTGCATTAAGATATTACGGTCTTTAGGTGAGATGATTAACCAACGACCATCTTCAGGAACGTTTTGCTCATCCATAGTAGCAGACATCTCTAGAATACCGTTAAGTACGCCAGCAGCAACAGTCTCTACGATTGGAGCAGCATCAGTACCTAAGTTGTAACTAGCTGAAATTGCACCAGCAGCAGCACCTTTGTTAAGCGCAGCAGCACCTTCAGTTACGAACCAGTTGAAGAAAGTTTCATTTTCAATAGAAATCTTCAATTGCTTAGCAGCATCATCAGTGAATGTGTTCATTAAGTCGATATCAGCTTGATGCGCTAATACGTCGTTTGTTTGAACAGAGAAGTATTTACCTTTGTTAATCTGCATATCTTGGTAGATAGGCACAGGAACTTCGCTTGTTAGTGTTGAACCAGCTGTGTAGTCATTAATAGTAATTGACGGTGCAGTACGGATACGAATAGTATCACCTTGGTTTTTGATTTCGCCTTCCCAGTCAGTGTTAGACACTTCTGAAAGCATTGTGTTTGCATAAAATTTAGCATTCAGCTTGTTAGACCACAATTGTGGAATGAAACCACCTGAATACGTTGGGCTGGTGGTGAAACTACCAGTTGTAGGAAATACAGTAGCCATTTTTATTACTCCTTATAAAGTTTAACAGTGTTGGCTAACTTATTCCCATAATCGTGACTAGTTTTGTACTCGTCCTTCCATATAGGCGGCTGTTAGCTCAGCTTCAAGTTTTGCCGCTTCGTCATACTTACCCTTCGTGTTCAAAGCCTTATTTTTAGCCCAAGCTTTATCCATCTGTTTAGCTGAATAAATCTTAGAACCAACTAGACTCTTACTTGCACTAGTGCTCGCAGAACGATTTGGCGTTACCTGCTTCTCGAGTTCAGCTTGGCGATTACTCTTAGTTTGGTCAACAGGGTCAACACTTTCTCTAAATAACTTCACATAGTGAGCTACTGAGTCTGCATCGCCTCTATCAAACGCACCTTGAGCTTGGTCTCTGCGTGGTCCCCTAGACATAGGGTCATACTCATTCAACCATGAAACCCAACGCTCGTCGTTGTCAAGTTGGTCAAACCCCGGAACTAAAACATTTAGTTTCTGAGTAAAACCCATCTCGCCAACTTGGCTACCGGTACTTGAGACCTGCTCGCGCAACTCTGCAATTACTTTCTCCTGTTGTTCAAAACGTCCATCATATTCTTGAGAGACTTCTTTCGCAACACGTCGTTGGAAATCAATTAAATCATCACCGTACTCTTCTCGATCAGCATCGGTTATATAACTAACTTTCTCTTTCGGTTTCTCAGTTTCAGCTTTCTTCGCGTCTTCCATACCCTTCTGGATACTTCCTAACTGCTCCGTTAGCTCCCTAACCTGCTGGTGCAGTCTAGGTACTTCAGCATCATACTTACCTTTTAGGGTACTGTACTTCTGCTTAAATTCATCTGGTACTCCGTCCGAAGTGTCAGTCGGCTTTACTTCTTCAATTACTGGTTCTTCCGTCGGTTGTTCTTCAGTTACTTCAACTTTGGTATCCTCAACGATTGCCAACCCTTCTTTCTTGGGGTTCTCGTCTTGGGCTAATTGTTTCTCTATTTCTTCAACTTCAGCAAGCTGTGCCTGCACTTGTTTTGGCAATGCCATTTTCTTTCTCCTTAAAGCACCAACTCTGTTTTGCAGCGTCCTATTGGTATGCTGCTCCCGTTATGGTGTGCTTAACAAACGCGGTAATTCCTTACCGCTCCTTAATCACCTTCTGCGATTCATCAATCGCTTTCAGTAAGTCTTCAAAAGCTTCTGCTCGTCCCTGCAAACGGTGGAGTATTCCCGTTTCGTTTGCGTACACTAGCTTCTGCTTTGCTCCTTCAAGTTCATTCTTAAGGAGTGCTAATAAGGCTTCGTTTCCTGGCTCTCGTAACCCATTTAGGGCTCTAACGGCCTGTGTTTCTAACTTATTAACGTAAATCATTTAACTGTATCATACCAAATAAAATATTAGTGTGGTACTTATTTTTATCTACCATTAGGTTTAGGGCTAAAATTGTTGTCTTGGCGACCACCCATCTCTGTACCGTCTTCCTGTAAATTCGCTGCTTGCTCCTGAGCCATCTGCTGTTGCTGCATCTGCATCTGCATCTCTGCTTGCTGCTGTTGCTGCATCGCTGCTAGCTCCTGTTGTTTTTGGATGTCCTCACGAGACGGCACAAGCCTGTCAATATTGGTATTGAGATTTCCAGCGAGGTCGCGTAATAGTTCAGCCGTTCCCGGTAAGCCAACAATTTGCTGTGCAACAGGGCTTTCCAGTACCAGACGTAAGAACTCAGTTTTACGAACAGCTTCAGCTTCTTTAACGACAAGAGACGTTGCGCCTCGTGCGATAATTTGTACATCTCCAATTAGCTCCGGGTCTTGTGAGTAACGTAAGTTTCTCTGGTACTGTCGCTCAAGCATCGGGTTAAGCACATCGTGGTCGATGTTACCGATTACCTGCTTAATACTCTTACCTGCGTTAGAAATTAACATAGACAGACCGGACGACGTACGACCTGCACCTGGGACATGCTGTCCCGTCATATATTTAGGAATACCTGTGATATCATCGGCGATATCCATAAAGCGGTCAAACACTGCCAAAAGCTCGGAAGCATTTGACTGTGGTTGGAAAAAGTTTATCGGTTGAGACGCATCTCCATACTCAGACTGCTGGAACTGCCAAATCTTCCAAGGGTACATCTGTGTGATGTCTTCCCCTGCTGGTAGGCGACTTACATTAATTCCTACTTGAGGACCAGAAGAAATACCCATGTTGTTAGATAGCG